GAATTATGAAAACATTAAAAATAGAAATCCCAAACGGATTTGAAATCGACAAAGAAAATTCAACATTTGAACAAATTATCTTCAAAGAAATTAAAAACGAACTTCCTAAAAGTTGGAAAGAATTAAAAGAACTTTCAGGGTATTATGTAACTGGAAATGAAGTCAATAGCGGTGAAGATTTTTCAATTAGAAATTCAAACAAAAACATTTTTGCAACTGAAGAACAAGCACAAGCATCAATCGCACTTGCTCAACTTTCACAACTTCGTGAAGTGTATCGAAATGGTTGGGTGCCAGATTGGGAAGATAATACTTATAAATACAATATTGAATTTAGAGAAAATAAAATTGAAAGACATACTTATCAAAATGCTTGTGCATTTCTTTCATTTCAAGATACGAAAACAAGGGATTTGTTTCTTAAAAATTTTAGAGATTTAATTGAACAAGCAAAACCTTTAATGTCTTAAATTATGAAAGTAAAAGATGGCGGAAGTAATATTATATCTTTTAATAAAATACAAATTGAAAACAAAATTTTAAAATTTGAAAACGGATTTTTAAAATCTGAAAATGAAAGATTAAATAATGAAATTTCTAAAATATTTGAAGATTATACTCAATCATTTACAATTCCAGTTTCAAAAAAAAATAAATTTATTAAAATAATAATTAAATAAAATATGACACCACAAAACAAAGCGATTGAAATTTACAATCAATTCAAATTTGAAACCGCAAACGAAGACGTCAATAAAATGCTTGAAGACGTTGCATTCTTTTCTTGCAAAATATTCATCAATGAAATGCTAAAAAATTGCTCAATCAAAAAGCGAGTGTATTGGCAACAAGTAAACAAATTTATTTTAGAACATTACACAAACAAAATTTTAAATGTTAGAATCAAACATACAGAAGAAAATAATTCAGAGGTATAAAGACGAAGGTTGGATTGTCGTCAAACTTATCAAAACAAATACAAATGGCATTCCAGATTTAATGTGTCTAAAAAATAATGAAACGATTTTTATTGAAGTAAAACGACCAGGTGGCAAATTGTCTGAACTTCAAAAGCATAGAATCGAACAATTAGAAAAAGAACAATTCAAAGTTTTAGTGTTATATGAATAGTAGTATTATCAACGAAGACGGTTCAGTCAATCAAAAGATTTTCGAAATCGAAGGAATCAAACTTGAATTTGTTGCAACCGAAGAAGGTATTTCATACAAAGCAATCGACGCAATAGATACAATCTTGAATCATAACACTGGAAACAAAACAAAATGGCATCGTCTTAAATTAAAACAATTTTATGATTCTCGATATATTAGCAAAACGACATAACGAATGGATAAAACTTGCAAATAAGATTTGCAGAAATCCAGAACGTTCAAAAGACTTGGTCCAGGATATGTATATTCGAATATACAATTCGGGAAAAACAATCGACCAAATAAATGAATGTTACATTTATTTCATTATGCGAAATCAGTTTTATAACGACATCAAAAAAGAAAAAGAAACCATTCTTATTGACGACTTCACAAACGTCGAAATCTTTACTGAAGAATACGACAAACAAAAAGATGAAATACTTTCAATTTTAGAAAAAGAACGTCAAAAATTGTCTTGGTACGAAAAACAAATAATCGACCTTACAACCGAATACGGACAAAGACAACTTGCACGTGATACTGGAATCCATATTCAAACAATACATAACACAACTAAAAAAATAAAAAACAAATTATGGCAAAGCGTAGAAAAAAAATCGAAGGAGTTGTAGAAACATTTGAAGTAAAACAACCACTTACAAAGAAACAAATTATTGAAAAGAAATCAATTGAAGGACTTGGCGACGTAATCGAAAAAGTTACAAAAGCAACTGGCATCAAAGCAATCGTTGGTGATTGTGATGGTTGCAACGAACGTAAATTTTTATTGAATAGAATATTTCCATTCAAGCGAGTTTCAAAAACAATGACAAGCGAACACAAAGAAGAATTTGAAGTGTTTTTATCTGAATGCGGAAATCGTGTTTTAGAAAATAGAATCACCGACATCACAAATTGGGTTCCATTTTTAAATGGTTTATATTCTGAATATTTCGGAATCACAATCGAAGTGTGCGAATCGTGTTCAAATATACACAAAGCAATCATTCGTGATTTAAATAAACTATATGCCAACTCGTAACATAAACGAAAGCGAAGACAATTTCATTTCACGTTGTATGTCAGACGAACAAATGAAATCTGAATTTCCAGATGAATCACAAAGATTTGCGGTTTGTCAAATCAAACTTGCAACAGAAATCGTTTCATTTGATTACGACGGAACATTGTCAACCGAAAAAGGAAAACAACTTGCAACAGATTTAATTGCAAAAGGTGTCAATGTAATTATCATAACGGCAAGAAATTCAAACGAAGACAATTCAGATGTTGAATCAACTGCAAAGAAACTTGGTATCAAAAAAATTGTTTACACAAACCAACGCGACAAATGGTCGTTTGTAATCAAAGAAAAGGTTTCAATTCATTATGATAATAACCAAGAACAAATTGACAAGATAAACGAAAAGACAAAGGCAAAAGGAATTTTATTTACAAATTAAAAAACGATAATTATCGTAATGTTATGGTACGTGATGAAAAGGGACATTTTTTAAAAGGACACAAAGGATTGAAGCCGAAAGGTGTTACACACGCAATGACAATTGAAGCACGTGAGTTGTTTATTATGACGCTTGAAGCACAAGTTCCAAATGTCCATCAAGCGTTTGCAGACGTGCTTGAAAAAGATCCAGCGAAGTATTTAGATTTGTTTGCTAAATACGCACAATATTTCATTCCGAAGAAAGTTGAATCTGAAGTAAATTTCAATATTGAAAAACCAATCTTTAAACAATTAGAACTCGATGTCATTTCAAACGACGACGGCACAATCTAAAATTGCCAGATTAAGAAAACGGATTCGAATCGTTCAAGGCGGAACATCGTCTTCGAAAACTTTTTCGATTATACCTTTGTTGATTTCGTATGCAATTGAAAATCCAATGTCGGAAATTTCAATCGTGTCTGAATCAATTCCACATTTGAAACGTGGTGCAATAAAAGACTTTCAAAAGATTATGATTCTTTGCGATTTGTACAAAGATTCACAATTCAATAAATCAGATTTAAAGTATCGTTTCAAGAATGGTTCCTATATCGAATTTTTTAGTGTGGACCAACCCGACAAATTGCGTGGTGCCAGAAGGGACATTCTATTCGTGAACGAATGCAACAACATTGACTTTGAATCCTATCAACAATTGTCAGTTCGTACAAAGAAATTTATTTATTTAGATTACAATCCAACAAATGAATTTTGGGTGCATACTGAATTAATGAATGACAAAGACACAGACTTCGTTGTATTGACTTATAAAGACAATGAAGCACTTGACAAAGCGATTGTCAAAGAAATTGAAAAGGCAAAGGAAAAAGCAAAGACATCATCGTATTGGGATAACTGGTGGAAAGTTTACGGACTTGGACAACTTGGTTCGTTAGAAGGTGTCATCTTTAATAATTGGCAAATCATTGACAACATTCCATCTGAAGCAACTTTACTTGGGTTCGGTTTGGATTTTGGTTTCTCAAACGATCCATCGTCTTTGATTGCCGTGTTTCAATACAATGATAAAATCATTTGTGATGAAAGAATTTATGCAACTGGTTTACTCAATAGCGACATCATTCGTTTAATGAATCACGACAAGCGTCTTCCTATTTGGGCAGATTCAGCGGAACCAAAATCGATTGAAGAAATTCGACGTGCTGGATTCAATATCAAGTCAGTTGAAAAAGGAAAAGATTCAATCGTTTACGGAATATCAGTTCTTCAAGACAAAGACATTCTTGTTACAAAACCAAGTATTAATTTAATTAAAGAATTGCGGTCCTATTCTTGGGACACTGACAAAGCGGGAAAGAAATTGAATAAACCAATTGACGATTTCAATCACGCTATTGACGCACTTCGATATTTCGCAATGATGCACTTCAAGAATAGCAATCGACGTTTCAAAATTACTTAATAAATTGCAACCTTAATCGGTTGCTTTTTTTTGTTCGTGACGCAAAGACGATGACGCAATACGGAAATCCCTTATTAACGATTTACTATGAAGAAGTTTTTGTTGCCCTCTCTCAAAAGTTGAAATTTTGCGTCTTTGCGTCTAATTGAATTTAACTTATTTTGAAGAAGTCAATAAAACCAACGCTTGACAACGTAAAATAAGATAAAGTTAATTAGACGATGACGTTTTATTTGCGTCTGTTATCAACAATTTGCGTCTTTTATGAACACGTTTGCGTCTTTTTTTATTGATTGAGTGGAAAAATCAAATCAATAATAAGTAATAATATAGAAATAGAATGCTTATTTAGAATGATTCTAAATAAGGAATTGACTAAATTCAAATTTTAGAACAAAACATTTAAAAACAATATTGGTTTTATTTGTTATATTAATATGAGAATCACTATACCAACACAATTAAGCGAAATCACCTTGAGTCAGTACTTAAGGTTTTCGAAAACGTTGCAAGACAATCCAGACGATGAAACATTTGTTGCAATTCAGATGGTGTCTATATTTTGCAATTTAAGAATTGAAGAAGTTATGCAAATACCAGCGTATGACTTCGAGGAAATTATTGAACAATTGTCAAAAGTGTTACAAGACAAACCAGCACTTGTTCGACAATTCAAATTGAATGGTGTGAAATATGGATTCGTTCCAAACTTCGACGAAGAATCAATCGGAACGTTTTCATATATTGACACACTAATTGGAAACGAAGACAACTGGACCAAGTTGATGTCGGCATTGTATCGACCAATAACAAAGTCGTTCGGTAATATGTACGAAATTGAAAAGTTTCAAGGCGACAAGTTCGCTGAAGAATTTGCCAATATAAAAATGGATTGCGTCATCGGTTCATTGGTTTTTTTTTGGACTTTAAGAATAGAATTATTGAACAATATTCTCG